TGCTCGCGCTTGCTCTGTTCGGGCGGCTCGCAATCTTCGCTCGCGTCCGCGCCTCGGTAGCAGCTGCACAGCTTGAGCTGGTGCCCGACCGAGCCGACCACCGTGCGCATGAAGCACTCCTGGTGGTAGACGGCGGTGCCGACCGTATGCGCCGCGACGAGCGGCATCGTCACGCCGCTGTCGCCCGGGGCAATCGGCTCCTCGCACCAGCAGCACGCCATGCCGACCGGCGCATCAATCTCATCTGCCGGGTCGCCGTCGGCGTCCTTGCCGAACCAGTGCATCGCGTCCTCCCTTCGCGACGGGCAGCGCGGGGTGGCCGACGTTGAAACGGAGGCATCAACCAGCACCCGCGCCGCCGCCACTGGCGAACAGGGACAGCGGAGCCGTATCTGGAGGTCGCCGCCGTCGTCCGCCCTGGCGCGCAGTATACCTGAACATCGACGAACCGTCCTGACACACGCGTCAGCGCTGCTTTACCACAGAGACAGCCAGGGCGGCGACACTGCGGGCGGAGGCTTCTGATGGCAGAGACGCCCGTCAAGCAAGGCGTCCCGCTCGACCCCGTCGCGGTCGCGCAGGTCGCAGGCACGATCCTCGCGGGGTATCTCGCGCTCCGGGTGGGCGACGGCATTCCGAGTTTGGGCTTCTCCGCGCGCGACGCCGGGGTGTGCGCATGGGCCATCCAGGTGGCGAAGGCGCTCATGGAACAGGCCCAGCAGGAAATCGATCAGACCACCGAGCCGCCGGTCGCGGCGCTCGCCGTGCCGTTCGCCTGAGGGCCACGCGGTGACGCCCCCTCGTCCCGCCCGCTGCCAGCGGTGCGGGTGCGTCGAGCGCGAGCACTGGGCGCTCAACTACGCCGACGGCCCGATGGTCAGCGGGACCGTGCTCGTCTGTCCGACCTCCGTCTTTCAAGCCCCCATCAGCAAACAAGTCCATCGCGTCGAAGGGAGACCCTATGCCGCTCAAGCCCGGCAAGAGCCAGAAAGTCATCAGCCAGAACATCAAGACGGAGATCAGTCACGGCAAGCCGCAGAAGCAAGCGGTCGCGATTGCGCTGAGCGAAGCGCGCCGCACCGGCGGCAAACGCGGGAAGTAGCGCCGCTCTTGCGCAGCAAGGACTACACCAATGGGTGACGAGACCGCCCTCGATCAGTTACGGCGCGAGGTCGCGCAGCTCCGCGACGAGGTGCAGCGCCTCAGTGACGCCGTTGCCGCACTGACCCCGCAGCACTTTGCGCCGAAGGTCACGACGACCGTCGAACCCGGCACGGTGCGCGACTGGCTCGTCGGGCACGCCGACCACCCGGAGTAAGCGTGCCGCAGCACTGCGTCATTCCCTACGCGCCGCGTCGCTGGGCACTCCCGTTCCACGAGACGACGCGGCGCTGGATTGCGCTCGTGTTACACAGACGCATTGGCAAGTCGACGGCGGTCGTCAATCACCATATCCGCGCGGCGATGGACAACGCCTGGGAAGAGCGACGGCTGAAGGCGCTGCTGCCGAACATCTCCGATAACGACCTGAAGCACCTGCTGCGCGACCGCTTCTACGGCCACGTCATGCCGACCCGCACGCAGGCCAAGATGGTCGTGTGGGACATGGCGAAGTACTACTGCGCCGCGATCCCCAAGATGAAGCCGCCGAACGAGAGCGAGCTGCTCATCCGCCTGCCGACCGGGTCTCGCCTGCAGTTCTTCGGGGCGGACGATCCCGACAGCTTGCGCGGCGCGGGCTTCTCGGGCTTGTCCTTCGATGAATACAGCCAGCAGCCCGAGCACATCTTCTCGGAAGTCTTGAGCAAGGCGCTCGCCGACCACCTGGGCTACGCCATCTTCGCCGGGACCATCAAAGGCAAAGACCACCTCTTTAGAACCTACGACGCCGGGAAGGATGACCCGGCGTGGTTCACCTTGTGGCAGGACATCGACACGTCGCTGCTCCACGAGAGCGGCATCACGCTCAAGGCGCTGGAGCGCGCGATGGCCGACGACCGCGCGCTCGTGCTCAAGGGGCTGATGACCCAGGCGGAATTCGATCAGGAGTGGTTCCTCTCGCCCGAGGCGGCAATCAAGGGAGCCATCTACGCCGAGGAGCTGACGGCGATCCGCAAGGACGGACGCATCACCACCGTGCCCTATGACCCGAGCCGTCCCGTGGATACGGCGTGGGATCTCGGCATGACGATGGCGATTTGGTTCAGTCAGTCGACGCACGCGGGCGTGGTCAACGTCATCGACTACTTCGAAAGCGACGGCGAGTGTTCCATCCCCGAATGCGTCGCGCTGCTGCGGAGCAAGACCTACAGCTACGGACGCCACTGGGCACCGCACGACATCATGGTCCGCGACCTCTCGACCGGGAAGACACGCCTGGAAACCGCGCACGCGCACGGCATCAAGTTCACCCTGGTCCCCAAGCTCTCCGTCGAAGACGGCATTCACGCTGTGCGAATGCTCCTGCCGCGTTGCTACTTTGACCGGGGCAAGACGCATGTCGGCGTCGAGGCCTTGCTGCACTACCGGCGCGACTTCAACCGGCGGCTGCAGGAATTCAAGCCGACGCCCTTGCACGACTTTGCCAGTCACGGCGCGGACGCGTTTCGCTATCTCGCCGTCGGGCACCAGACGCCGAAGGTCGACACCGCGCGGCGCTGGAGCACCCCGCGTCGGAGCGCGAACGCTGGCCTGGACTGGATGGGGTCATAACCCCAGGGTTAGGACGGGTTGCTTGACGGGGTATGCGGGGTACAGAAATTGTGACGTCGAAAGATCCAGTCATCGTCCAGGCGCTCCAGCGGGTCAAGGTGGCGAGCGAGGCGGAAGCCAAGCAGCGCGACCGCGAGCTGCGCGACCTGAAGTTCGATGCAGGCGAGCAGTGGCCCGAAGAGATTAAGGAGCAGCGGGCCGGGCGCACCGGTCCCGTGCCCGTCCCCTCGCGCCCGTGCTTGACCATCAACAAACTCGACGCGCCAGTACTGCAAGTCCTCAATCAGCAGCGCAACGCCAAGCTCGCCATCCAGGTGAAGCCACGCGGGGGCGGCGCATCGAAGGACATCGCGCAGGTCTACCAGGGTCTCATCCGTCACATCGAGGTCGAGAGCCGCGCGCAGATCGCCAGGAGCTGGGCGTTCGAACGCGCCGCGAAAGTCGGACGCGGGTTCTACCGCATCCTCAAGACCTATTCCAATGACGGCGACTTCGACCAGGACATCGTCATCGCGCGCATCCTCAACCAGCACAGCGTGCTGCTCGACCCCTTCGCGCTGGAACCGGACTGGTCCGATGGGGAGTGGGCGTTCATCTTCGAAGACATCGAAGAGTCGCGTTACAAGCGCGAGTATCCCGACAGTCAGCTCGCGCACTACGACGAGAGTGAGCTGAACGCGCTCGGCGCGGAAGCCCCGAAGTGGGTGAACGCGGAGAAAGAGAGCCGTGTCTACCGCATCGCCGAATACTTCTGGGTCGAGAAGAAGAAGCGCCTGCTGATCGTGGTCGACCCGATGCCGCTTTTGCCCGAGGGCTACACCGGCTTCGAAGACGAACTACCCGAGGGTCTCGACGTCAAGCTCCTGGCGATTGTGCAGAAGCGCACCGCCGAAGAGCGCATCGTCCACTGGATGAAAATCAACGCCGTCGAGGTGTTGGAAGAAACCATCTGGGACGGACGTTACATTCCCATCGTGCCGGTCGTCGGTCGTGAATACAACGTCAACGGCGAGCGCAGCTTCAAGGGCATCGTGCATAACGCCATCGATGCGCAGCGCAGTTACAACTACATGCGCTCCGCCCAGGTCGAAGCAATCGGCCTCGCCCCGCGTGCGCCCTTCATCATGGCGGAAGGCCAGGACGAAGGCTACGAGGACATGTGGGCCAATGCCAACACCGTCAACTACCCGGCGCTGAAGTATCGCCCGATCACGCTGCTCGGGATGCCCGTGCCGCCGCCGCAGCGCAACGTGACCGAACCGGCCATCCAGGCGATCACGATGGCGGCGCAGGCGGCGGACGAGGACATCAAGGCGACGACCGGTGTCGGCGACCCGTCGCTGGGATTGATGACGCCCAGCGACCGGAGCGCGCGGGCCATCAAGGCGCTGCAGCAGCAGAGCGAGGCGGGCAACTCCAACTACATGGACAACCTCGCCAACATCTCGATGACCCTGGAGGGGAAGATTCTGGTGAACCTCATCCCCAAGGTCTACGACCGGCCAGGGCGCATCCTGCGCATCCTGGGTGAAGACGACGTCGACCAGAGTGTGATGCTCGGCGCGCAGGGCCAACAACCGGGTCAGCCGCCTGCGCCGCCGCCGCAGGCCGAGGTGCAGCTCGCGCCGTCGCTGGCGACGTCGCCCATGCCGGTGGTCGACCTCGCGCTCGGCGAGTATTCCGTTGTCGTCACCGTCGGCAAGAGCTACGCGACCCGGCGCGAAGAGCAGAACGACATGATCGGGCAGCTCATCACCGCCGCGCCGCAGATGGCTCCCGTCATCTCTGACCTCTGGGTCGGCTCGATGGACTTCCCGGCGAGCCGCGCCATTGCGGCGCGCCTGCACAAGATGCTGCCGCCGCCGCTGCAGGAGGGGAACGGCACCGGCCAGCCCCCGGTGCCGCCCCAGGTGCAGCAGCAGATGCAGCAGGCCCAGGCCACCATCCAGCAGCTGCAGGCGCAGATGCAAGAGATGACGATGAAGATGCAGACGAAGCAGCAGGAGCTGGAGGCCAAGGCCCAGGTCGAGCAGATGAAGATCGAGGCGAAGGCGCAGAGCGAGGCGCTCGACCGCGCGTCGAAGGAGCGCATCGAGGAATTCAAGGCACACGCCCAGATGGCGAGCGCGTCCGCCCAGGCGGCGGCGAGCCAGCACAAGGCGGAACTGAACGCCATCATGTCGCAGACGCAGTTCTTGTCCAAGCAGCGTCATGACGCTGCATCGCAGCTCTCGGCGCAGCGTCACGAGTCCGTGATGGAAGGCGCGCGGCAGGGACACGAGGTGGCGCTCGCGAGCGCGGATGCCTCGGCGACGCGCGAGCGCGAGCGCGAGGCGCGGCTCTTCACGCCGTCGACCACCGGCGACTAGCTTTTGTCTTCTGCCCAGGTGCGTGCCGAGATGACGGGCACGCATGGGTGAGCAACCCGTACACGACAACCCCACCGGCGCAGCCGGGGACGGCGTCGACTTTACCGTCACATCGAGCGGCGGTCTGCCGCCCGAGCCAGAGCCTGCCGCCGCGCCGCCGACGGAGCCGCCGCCTGCGACGGAGGCCGCGCCTGACGAAGGGGCGGGCACGCCCGCCGTCGAGGGCGCACCCGCTGCTGACCCGACGGTGGCGGCGGCAGCTAAGGAACTCCCCAAGGGCGACAGCAAAGCGGGCAAGACGATGTCGGATCGTGCCCGCGTCATCCAGGCCGAGATTCACCAGCTCACCAGCGAGAAGTATCGGACCAAGGCGGAAGCCGAAGCCGAGCGCGCCCAGCTCGCGGAGCTGCGCGCCGAACGCCAGCGGCTCTACAACGAGCAGCTCGCGCGGCAGCAGCAGCAGCCCCCTACCGCGCCGAGCGGCCCGCAGAAGCCGAAGTCGGAAAACTTCGACACGTTCGAAGACTATTCCGACGCGCTCGGCCAGTACTACCGGGACGAGGCGAAGCGCGAGGCCATCGCCCAGGCCGAGCAGCTGATTGCGCAGACGCTGGAGCGCGAGCGCGCCAACGCCGCCCAAGCGTGGCAGCAGCAGCAGCTCAATCAGATTTACGACCGGCATCACCAGCAGGTCGAGGCGGCACGCGCCGCCCATCCCGACTTTGACGAAGTCGTCGCAGGCTCAGCACTCCCGACCAATCCCATGATGGAGACGCACATCCCGCGTTCCTCTGTCTCCGGTGAGCTGCTGCACTACCTCGCGACACACCCCGACGAGTGCGTCGAGATCGCGCAGATGGATGCCGGTCCCACCCTCGTTGCTCTCGGTCGCCTAGAAGAGCGCATCGGTGCTGTGAAGTCAGGCCCGGCCCCGGCGCGCAAACCTGTGAGCCAAGCGCGTCCCCCCATCAAGCCTGTGGGTGCGGCGAGCAGCCCTGCCGACGAGATCCCCGACGCCACGACGTCCTCCCTCGATGAGCACGCCGCGTACTGGAATCGGAAGGATGTCGAGCGACGAAGGAGTCTCGGGCGGCG